CATCATGTCTACTACCCTTATAATCTTCACGTTTTACAAATTGTTTAGGCTTATCTTTAGGATACTTAAAACCATGAACTAAATTTAACTCTCCAGAAAATACATCATTAATAATTTTTTCTTTAGGAACTAACTTATTAAGTTTTTTATTAATATTTCTTATAGCTATACTTGCTGCATCACCAAAAACAGGTATAAGACCTAGTCCTAAAGCTACTGCACCTACACCTACTCCAATCCAATCGCTCTCTCTATAAGAGTCTTTTATTTCATTTGCAATAATAGATTCACCAACTACAGGA